CCTCGCCATCGCGCAGCGTATTGAGGAATTGCAGGCGGCGTGCCGCCCCGGCCCGACGCCGCGACTCATCGGCATCCTTGCTGAGCTTGTTGCGGAGTACGCCACCGCCAGGCTGGACGAGGACACGGCAGACATCAAGATCACCGCCTATCGGGATGCGGTGGAGGATCTGCCCGCCTGGGCGGTGCGTGAGGCCATTCGGCGGTGGCGCCGGGGCGAGGTGTCTGGCGATACACGGGATCTCGACTTCGCGCCTAAGCCCGCCCGGCTCCGGCGGATCGCACAGGGCATCGCAGCAACGGCCACAGGCCAAGCAATCCGGCTGCAACGCATCCTGGAAGCCGAGGCCGAAGAGCCTGTCAGCGACGCCGCAAGGGCAGAAAACGCCGAGCGGGCCGACGCGCTCGTTCGGCAGCTTTCGGCACCGGCCGGTGGCCCCGACGATAAGGCCGAGCGCGAGGCTGAGAACCGCGCTCGTGCCGACCGTCTCGCCGCCTCAGAAGCCGCCCGTAAGGCGAAGGTAGGAGCGGAGCAATGACCGAACCATGTGAGCGCCGGAACAAGTGGATCGGCGGGTGTTCGTTCGAGCCCCGCTACAATCTGAGCGAGCCGATTTTCCCGCCAACCCTTAGACGGGCTGACGATGTCGAGATGTTTCGCCGCAAGATTTACGTCGGCGAAGTCTGCACCCGCTGCGGTCGGTTCGAATGCCCAATGGTGATTTGCGAGACGAAGGTAGGAGCGGACAGCCATGGGTGAGCGCAGAGAATGGTGGAGCAACGTCTACGTTGGCCACCGCGGCCCCTATGGCGGTGCGATGCATCCGACACGGGCGAGTGCGGCTGGTGACGCTGGCGGCGATTGTGTTGGCCGCATCCACGTCCGCCTCAAGCCCGAGGGCGCGCCGAGGCGATATGCGACGGCGATGGACCGCTTGATGTGGGAACGCGACCCGGTGGGAATGCGGCAATTTCATCCGACCGGACCCGTCGCGCAACGGGCGCGGGCTGCGAAAGCAGAGGCGGACAGGATCCGCGCCGACGCCCATCTCTGGCTCACCGATCCCGCGCTGGATGGGCGACGCTGCCCATCAACTATCGAGCGTGTGAAGGCCGCCGTTCGCGCTCTTAGCCCTTCCGCCTAACCCTCTCCCCCGTACAGGACAGACCGAATGTTCAACCTGTTCAACAAGCCCACAACAGAGCTTGAGGCGCGGGCCTACTGCCGGGCCATCAACGCAGACCCGGACGCGATGGTCTGGGGAAAGGGGTTCGGCGGGCGCGTGTTGCTGCCGCGCTGGCAATGGTACGTCGCGGCGCCTGGCTCCGACCGCTCGTTCTCCGTCTCTCGCTGAAGGATCGACCCATGGGCCTCAACTTCAACGGCCGCCGTCTGAACGACAACGTGCCCCTGGCCGACCGGCACAAGCCGAAGCTTGAGGACAAGCCGATTGAGGCTGATGAGTTTCGTCGGCCGCCCACGATTACCGCCGAGCCCGACCATCGCTGGTATTGCATCGTCACGGTGCCCCAGGGTGAATACCGCTGCTCAGACGGCCTGTCGGATATCGGCATCGCCAGCTACGTACCGACCTCAACGCAATGGGTCGAGCGGCGCAAGGGCAACGAAAAGCAGCGCGTTCAGACGCAGACGCCCTTGTTTCGTTCCTACTGCTTCGCTCGGCTGTCCACGGCTCGCCTCGAATATGAGAACGGCGTGCCGAAGCAGCTTGTGCTGGGCAGCGACTGGACGCCGATCATGGAGCGGGATGCATTCCGAAAAAGCCCCATCGGCGTTTTGGGCGTGATGACCAACAACGGGGTTCCGTCGCCGATGCCTTTACGGGATGCCGCCCATGGGCGCCAAGGGCTGGCGGACTTTGCCGAGGATGAGCGCGCGGGCTGGTTTGATGATCAGCGCCGTCCCGCACTCGTCGCTGGCAGGAACGCGAAGCCTAAGCCCGTTGTGATGAAGGGTGAAGAGGTTCGCTTGACCGGAGGCCCGTTCGCCAGCTTCCACGGGATTGCTGAGAACGATAACGACAAGAGCGGCGTGAAGGTCTCCGTCAACATCTTTGGCCGATCCACACCTGTCTTCGTGCCGATCTCCGATTTGGAAAACCTCACTCGGCCGGACTCAAAGCTTCGGGTTGACCTGCGCAGGGCTTGACTTGTAACACAAGTCCTTTAACTTTGCGCGCGACAGGTCAACGTCAGCGCGCAAAAGCGTGGCACCTCGACAGAACGGCAGGCCGCCAACAGGCCGAAAACCGCTTCTGACGATGGGAGAGTTGTCCCTAGAGATCATGACATCGCCCAGCGGGTCGCTCCGCAGGGCAATCAGGGCCGTGATACGGTTCCTGCTCCCGAGGCCGGGTTCGCCCGATAGGCAGCGACGCTGAAATCCTTTCGGGGATGCCTCCTTACAATTCGCCCCAGGAAACGGTCACTGCGCTCGCCGCACACCCCCTGGGGATAGGTTTCGCCGCCACGCGGCACACGAGTTCGATGCGACTAGCGTCGGCAAGCGAAGGCCAAGCGAGCCACGCAGGAAATCCGGGGCAACTCTGGTCAGAGCACCAGCGACCCGCCGCCAAGTGACGGACTTGGCCCGCATCGACCCCCACCACCGCCCTGGATCGCAAGGAGAGGTGATGACCGACATCGTCCGCGTCACCGCCGCCGACTACAACGGCGACAGTTGGGATGGATGCCCCTTCGATCGCACCCCGGCATGGCTGTTCGCAGCCGTCGAGGACAAGACGATTGATATCAAGCCGGATGACCGCGACTACGCGCTTTGGTCTGTTCTCACCCCTCAAGGCCGTGTCATCGCCGAGCCCGACGACAGCATTGAGCGCCTGAGTGACGGCAGCTTCATGGTTCACAAGTTCGTCGCCCACCCCAAACCCTCATCCGATCGTATGGCGGTAGGGGAGTAGAGATCCGATCCCTGATCAGGGTCGGTAGCGTGATGGCGAGGTTACGTTTCACCTGCGACTACGCAGCGGAGCGGATGAGATGACCATCTGCGCCAACCGTAAGGCCATCAATCGGTTGGCACCCCATGACACTCGCCCTCGCTGAGTTCGTCGCCGTGACGATGGTCGCGGGGCTGGGTGTTTCGAGACTGATGACGAGGGTGGGATGAAGACGTTCAAGCTCGTCGGTGTTTGCGCCGATTATGACGATGGGACAGTCAGCGCCATGGTTCAGGCCGGCGACGAGATCGTTGAGGTGCAGATGCCCGTTGGCCTGTTCCACCGCATCGGAAGCCTTGCTGCAAATTGCCCTGGCGATGCGTCCGGCGCAGACATCCCCGACGACGGCGCTTGAGGTAGAGACGCTGCAAACAGCGGCGGGAACAGCATGATCGGAACCCCATTCCAGCCCGGCAAGTCGGGCAATCCGAACGGCCGTCCGAAGATCCCAGCCGAGGTGCGCGAACTGGCGCGCTCGCTGAGCGTCGAGGCCATTGAGACCCACGCATCCATCATGCGGGATGTCGAAGCGCCTCCTGCGGCCCGTGGCGCGTCCGCAAATGCCATTCTGGATCGGGCCTGGGGTAAGGCGCCCCAAGCCGTGACGGGCGAGAACGGCGAAGGCCCCGTGGAACTGAGCCTCGCCGTCCATTTCGTGAGCCGTAAGCAGCCCGAGTGACCGCCGCTGTCATCGACATCCCGGAGTCGTTCGCGTTCCTATTCGGGCGCGAACGCTACATCGTGGCGTGGGGTGGGCGCGGTTCTGGGAAGTCGGTTAACATTGCGCGGTGTTTGCTGATCCGAGCGTGCCAGGAGCCGTTGCGCGTTCTCTGCGCCCGTGAGCTTCAGGCCAGCATCCGGGAGTCGGTCCACAAGCTGCTGGCCGACGAGATCGATGAGTTGGGCCTCGCCTCGTTCTTCGAGGTGCAGCAGACGGTTATTCGGGGCCGAAACGGTTCGGAGTTCATTTTTGCCGGGCTGAAACACAACGTCGCCCAGATCAAGTCGATGCAGGGCATTAACGTGTGCTGGGTCGAGGAAGCGCAGCTCGTCTCCAAGGCGTCCTGGGAAGTTCTCGTTCCGACGATCCGCGAGGAAGGATCGCAGTTCTACATCGGTTTCAACCCGGAGCTTGACACCGACGAGACCTATAAGCGGTTCGTGCTCAATCCGCAGCCGAACAGCGTCGTCCGCAAAGTCAATTGGGACGACAATCCCTATTTCCCGTCCACGCTCGAAGCCGAGCGGGTCGCCCTGAAGGAGCGCGACCCCGACGCCTATCTCACGGTCTGGGAAGGCCACTGCCGCCAGGCACTCGATGGTGCGGTCTATGCCGAGGAGCTTCGTGAGGCGACGGTGGGCGGGCGCATCACGCGCGTTCCCTACGATGCGACGAAGCCGGTTCACACGTTCTGGGATCTGGGCTGGGCCGACAGCACATCAATCTGGTTTGCCCAGGCCATCGGCTTTGAGTTCCGGCTGATCGACTACTATCAGAACAGCCAGAAGGCGCTCCCGCACTACCTCGGCATCCTTCAGGAGCGCGGCTACGTCTACGGCACGGATTGGCTACCGCACGATGCGTCCAGCCGGCAGATGGCGACGGGGCGTTCCATCGAAGAGCTTATGCGGGACGCCGGCCGGGACGTTCGGATCGTCCCGCGCCTTTCGCTCGCCAACGGGTTGAACGCCGCGCGGACGATCTTCGGCAAGACCTACTTCGATGACAACAGGTGCGCGGACGGACTCCAGTGTCTGCGCCACTATCGCTACGAGACGGACCCGGATCGCGGCACGTTCAAGAACGAGCCGTTGCATGATTGGGCCTCCCACGGCGCTGACGCCTTCCGCTATTTCGCGGTGGCAATGCAAGAGCCGCCCAAGGCGTACGTGCCCAAGTTTACGCGCAGGTTGGACATCGCATGAGCTACTATGACGATGATCGCGAGGAGCCGAGCCTGACGTTGAGCGATATCCTGCGCTCGCTGGAAGGCGAGGATCGCGCCGCGCTCAACGTTCTGATGGCGAAGGCGGTCGACGCACTGAACACTGAGAGCGGCGGGCTTATCGCCAGTCTCAAGGCGGAGAACACGTCTCTTCGCGTGCAGATCAGGATGGTTCAGGGCGACCTGAGCGCCAAGACCGAAGCACTCAAGCGAACCAGCGCGCAGATTACCGACCTCACACAACGCCTCGCCAATCAGCACCGCGCCATGAGCATCATGGATTTTGAGAAGGCCGGCGAGATCGCAGCCGAGATCGACCGCCTCAAGGAGACGGTTCGCATCCAGCGCGATCTGCTGAACCGCCACGATCTGGCCGAGCGCGACAAGCGCACCGTCGTGATCCCGAGCGACTCGCCGTGGAGTCTGTTCAAGGCAGGGCTGTCGAGCGCGTTCGTCAAGCCGTTTGGGAGCCAGGGCGCATGACCACCGAACCCACCACCCTGCCGCCCGAGCAGTTCAACGAGATCCTGCGCGTGGTCCGTGAGACCATCCGCGCCGAGATCCGCGACGAGTTCGCGGCCCGCAAGCCCGGTGTGGTCGACGCCCGCACCGCGCTTCAGCGTTCGCAGGACTACGAGGTTCCGGCCGTGATGCATGGGCAGCCGGTCTGACATGGCCCGCAATCGCCTTAGCTGGAGATGCTCGGATGAAGTCCGAGACAAGCTCCTTGCCTCCGCTAAGCAATCAGCGCGGTCTCTCTCGCAAGAGATTGAGCACCGCATCCAGTGCTCTCTGCGCGACGATGCCGCTCGGCTACACATCGAAGACGCGGTGGGTCGAGGCGTTATGAATGCGCTGATGCTTCTCAAAGAGCGTGATGAGCAACGCGCGCTCGGGAACTCCATCTAGCATGGCCCGCAAGCCCACCAAGCTCTCCGACGAGCGCATTGAGGCCATGACTTCGGCCATGATCGCGGACGCGGATAGCTACGACAGCAGCGAGCGGAAGACGCGCCGGGAGTACTCCCTTCGCTACATGGCCGGCGAGATGCCGGACCTTGTGGCGAACGAGGGGTTCTCTCAGGTCGTCAGCCACGACATCTCGGATGCGAAAAGCCAGCTTCTCCCGTCGCTGATGCGCGTGTTCCTGTCCTCGGATCGGATCGGTGTGTACCAGCCGGAGAAGCCGGGCGACGAGGACTTCGCCGACCAGGCCACGGACTACGCCAACTTCATCTTCTTCCGCGAGTGCAACGGCGAGATGCTGATGCGCGACGTGCTGGATGACGGGCTCGGCCTCGGCAACGGCATCGTCAAGCACTGGTGGGACGACACGGAAGAGCATAGGGTCGAGACCCTGTCCGGCCTCTCGGACGACGACTTCGTGGAGCTTGTCAGCGGCGATGATGTCGAGGTTCTGGAGCACAGCGAATATGCTGATGAGGGTGCTCAAGGGGCAGGGGTCGTTCCTGGGCTACCAGTTGGAATGGCCGCACCAACGGCGCCAACGCAGCCTGTTGGGCCAACGCCTGACACAGGCGCAGCTATCGGCGCCTCAGCCGGTATGGGGCCTGTTCAAGCCCCGCCTCCGGGTGCAATGGCCCCGCCAGCAATGGCGGTCGGCACCCCGCCGGTTCTCGACGCTGCACCCGGACTTCAAGCGGGACAGCCAGGAACTGATGCAGCGGCCAATGCCCTTCAGCAGCTAGGCATCGGCGGAAACTTCCCCCCGCCGCCCATGCTCCACGACGTGAAGATCCGTCGCCTCGTCCGCAAGGGCCGGCTTCGGATCGTCGCTGTCCCGGACGAAGACTTCGGCATCGAGAGCGCCGCCACTGGCCTTAACGAGCGCGAGTGCCGGTTCTGCTACCACCGCGAGACACCGACTCGTTCCGAGCTGATCGAGCGCGGGTACGACAAGGACATCGTCTTTGATCTCCCCACCGTGGGCGAGAGCGTCGACAGCGACACGCGCCGCACCGACTATGCCGGCGGCACCAAGCCCTCCGACGACTACGAGGATAAGGCCGGCGAGCGCGTCGAGGTGTGCGAGTGCTACGCCAAGATCGATGTCGACGGCGATGGTATCACGGAGTGGCACCAGATCGTGATGGGCGGGTCCTCGGGCTCGCACAAACTGCTGCGCCAGACCGAGTGGGGCGGCATGTTGCCGTTCACCGACATCGTGCCGGACCCGATCCCGCACGTGTGGCGGGGCCGCTCGCTCTACGATCAGCTTCGCGACGTGCAGCGGGTGAAGACCGTCCTGTGGCGCAAGACCTTGGACAACGTCTATCAGGTCGTGGAGCCGGGCCGCGCCGCCGACATGACGCGGGTCAAGAACCCCGATGCAGTGTTCAATCGCGCGTTGGGTCAGGTGATCCAGACCAACGGCGATCCGCGCGGGATCATCGTGGACGACGTGGTCGCGTCTATCGCGCAGTTCTCCATGCCGCTCATCGGCGAGATGGACAAGGTGGCCGAGCGCCGGGTTGGCGTCGGCGAGCAATCGTCCGGCCTCGACCCCGACGCGCTCCAGGGGCAGGTCGCAACCGCCGTAGCGGCCACGCAGAGCGCGTCGAACCTCCGCAAGGAGGATTACGCGCGCAACATCCAGATGGGTGTCCGGCGCCTGTTCTCGGCGATCCTGCGCATCATTGTAGAGCATCAGGACAAGGAGCGGACGATCCGCCTTCGCGACAAGTGGGTTCCGATGGACCCGCGCTCGTGGAACGCGGACATGGACGTGACCGTGAACGTCGGCCTCGGTGCCGGCAACCGCGACCGCGACTTGGCCATGCTCCAGGGCATCGCCGGCAAGCAGGAACAGGTGCTTCAGATCCTCGGGCCGAAGAACCCTTGGATCGGCCTCAAGAACCTCGCCAACACCTATCAGAAGATGACCGAAGCGGCCGGCGTGAAGTCGCCGGAGCAGTTCTTCCCCGACTTCACCGACGAGATGGCCCAGGCCATGGAAGCGGCGCAGGCTCAGGCCGCACAGCAGCCCGATCCGAAGGCCATGGCCGCGCAGGCTCAGCTTCAGATCGCCCAGCAGAAGGCCCAGAACGACGCGCAGATTGCGCAGGGGCGTGCCCAGGCTGAGATGGCGTTGCAGCAGGCCAAGGCGCAGGCTGAAGCGCAGTTGAGCGCTGCGAAGATGCAGCAGCAGCAGGCCATCGCCGAAGCCAAGCTGCAGGCTGATATGCGCGTTCGTGAGGCCGAAGCGCAGCACACCATGGATCTGGACCGGGCCAAAGCTCAGACCCGCACCATGGAACTGCAGCTCAAGGCGCAGATGGATGCGCAGATCGCTCAGGCGAAGGCCGACGCCCAGCTTGAAATCGAGCGCGTGAAGGCGACCGCGCAGATGCAATTGAAGGAGCGGGAGCTTGCCATGGAGTTCGCTCTTAAGCAGCAGACGAACGCGATGGGGCTGAACCGGGGCACCAATCTGGAGTACCCGGCATGAGCGATGAAGCGGGCGCCGATGTCTTTCTGCCGGAAAAAACCTTTCAGGGGTTCTTCACCCAGTTGGTGAGGCTTTCTGGTGGGACATCGGTAAATCTAAAGACGCCGCTATGCCATTTTTGGGTTGACTGCGCCAAAAACGGTAACGTCGTTATCAGGTCGCCGAGTGAAGAAGAATGGGCCGCCTCAGACTACGCTAATTTTCTGGTGGCTGACCCGACCGGCATCGGCGCGTCGTATTTTGACGCGCTTTGGGATCTCGTGGCGAAATCTCCGAAGGTTGCACCATGAGCTACGGCAGCGCGCCCAGCGACCTCGACCTTGAGTTCTACGCCAGAGCCAACCCCGACATCGCGGCGGCCGGCGTTGATCCAGCCACGCACTATCAGGTGTTCGGCCGGAACGAGGGCCGCGCTGCGAACGCATCGCAACTCGCGAACGGCATGTGGTCTCAGATGACCCGCGAACAGTCCGCTCCGGCGGTTGCGCAGTCGCGTCAGGACCAGCTGAATGCCGATGGTGCCGCCTATCGGGCCTCGGGCAAAGACCCATACGCCTTCGACGCGGAGTGGTACAAGAAAACCTATCCGAACCTGAAGCTGGACGAACTGAAGGCCGATCCGCTTCAGAACTATCTGCTTTACGGCAAGGAGATGGGTGTCTCTCGCAACGCGCTTGAGGCGGTGGGCGGCCTGCCCGTTGATCCGGCCACCGGCAACGCTCCGGCTCCGGCCTCGACGGCGCCGCTCGACCCCAACGACCCCGCATCGTGGGCCGCCTACAAGCAGAAGGCCCACGATGCGACCGCCGGTATCAACCGCCTGCCGTATGTCGCGCCCCAGACCGACACGCTGTCCGCCGATCCGCTCGCGGTGCAGCGCCAGTTCTATCCGAAGGGCAACGCCTACGGATATCAGCAGCTTGGCTCAGGCTCGACGATGCCCGTCACGGCCTCCGGATCGGCCATGAACCTCGGCATGGGATCGATCCCGCCTGAGATGATGCAGGCGCTCATGGCGCAGGGGTTCAAGGGCTGATGACCCAAACCGCGCAGCATCGCCTGGACGAGGCCGACCGGCTTCTGAACGAGCCGCTGTTGAAGCAGGCTTTGGCCGACCTTGAGGCGCGGTGCCTGTCCGAGCTTCTGTCCGACCAATCGCAGAACCCGGACGCCGACCGCTTCCGCCGCGAGCGCGTGGACCAGATCAACGCCATCCGGGCGATCCCGGATGCGCTGCGGGCGGCAATGTTCGCGGCGAAGGATGAGGTTAGAGGTCGGGCGGGGGTGGCTTAGGGGCCTATCGGCAGGACATGACCGCAGGAAGGAAGACCCGGCGGACGAACTCTTCGCTGAGAACCCTATCGCAGACGCCTTCAGCGATCATCTGCATTTCTTTCGGAGTTTCGCCACGCTCTACGCGCTTCGCTAGATCGGCCTCGTATTCCTCGCGCACGACCCGTCGCCACTCGTTCACGAAGTTCGGGTCCAGAAACATCGTTCGCATCACTGATCTCCTGCGGGATGGATCACACTACCACAAAATTCCGAGCTTCTGACGCGTCCCAAGGGCCGAGCGTACCGCACGCCCGCTGACGCGCAGATGACCCCGCCCTGAGCCTGCGTGGCGATGTGGCGGCTTTTGGAGCCCACCCATGTCTGACACTGCCAACCCGGCGCCTGAGGGCGCTGCGGCGCCGCAATCGGCTGCGCCCACCGTTTCGATCCTCGATGCGATGGGAGACGCTGATTTCGGCAAACCGCCGGTTTCCGAGGAAGCCGACGTTCCCGAAGAGCCCGAAGAGGTTGAGATCGAAGCGCCGGAGCCCGAGGGCGACGACGAAGAGATCCCCGCCGAGGGCGAGAACGAAGAGCCGGCCGATGACGCGGCCGAGCCCGAGCCAAAGGAAGCGCCGTCTGACGACGACGAGACCGGCACCCGAATGCACCGTCTGCGTGACGGCACTCAGGTGTCCCTCGGCGATCTGAAGAAGGCGTACGACGAAGCGAGGGAGTTCCGGCGGGTTACGCCGCAGATCCAGGCCGAGCGTGCGCGCTTGGAACAGGATCGGCAGGCCATCGCCGCCCAACATCAGCAGTTCCAACCCGTGCTCGCGCAAGTCGCGACCATGCTCCAAAGCCAGATCGTCCCGAGGCCTGACCCGTCTCTTCGTGAGAACGACCCGATTGAGTATTTCACTCAATTGGACCGTCACACCGAGAGCGTTCAGCGCCTCCAGTCGGTCAACGCGGCCCAAGCCGAAGCCCAACAGCGTGCCGCTGCCCAGCAGCAGGCACAGCAGCGCGCCTACCTTCAGGACCAGCAACAGAAGCTGGCTGAGGCCATTCCGGCTCTGCGTGACCCGGAAAAGGCCAAAGCCTTCAGTGCTGATTTCCACGAGGTGGGCCGTCACGTCGGGTTTCAGGACCAAGAGCTAGGCCAGGTCTTCGACCATCGGCTGTTCAAGCTCGCCGAACTCGCCGCCTACGGGCTCAAGGCGAAGCAGGCAGAGGCCAAGAGCAAGGCTCAGACCCAGACCAAGGCCGCAGTCGCGGCCAAGAAGGTTGCCGATGTTCCTCCGGTGACTGCCCCCGCCGCACGGCAGGGCGCAGGCATTCGCGAGGCGACAGCGGCGCGCGGCGCAATGGATCGGCTGAAGAAGACAGGCTCCGCACGCGATGCGGAGGACGTTCTCTCCCGCTTCCTATAAGGATCTTTTGCGATGGCTATCGCCACCAACACCTATCTCACCTTCAACTCCAAGCGTAACCGCGAAGAGTTCGCCAATGCCATCTACATGATCACGCCGGAGGACACTCCGTTCGTGAGCATGATCGGCCGCGAGAGCGTCGAGAGCACTCACCCCGAGTGGCAGACCGACACCCTCGTTGCGCCCAACGTGAACAACGCCGTCCCGCAGGGCGACGAGTTCACCTACGGCGCCATCACGGCAACGACCCGTCTGGGCAACTACACCCAGATCTCCCGCAAGGAGTACATCATCTCCCGCACGCAGGAGAAGACGCTGAAGGCCGGTCCGCAGTCGGAGCTGGGCCGTCAGCGCCGCAAGAAGGGCACAGAACTCCGCAAGGACATGGAGGCGATCCTTCTGTCCAACCAGGCATCCCTGCCCGGCAACTCGACCACGGCTCCCCTCCTCGGTGGCCTGCCGAGCTTCATCACCACCAACGTCAACCGCGGCGCGACCGGCGCCAACGGTGGCTTCAACCAGGGCACGGGCCTCACGGTCGCCGCGACCAACGGCACCCAGCGCGCGTTCTCCAAGGCGATCCTCGATAGCATCATCATCTCGGCGTTCACCTCCGGTGGCACGCCGCGCGCCCTGATGGTGTCCCCCTACGTGAAGACGGTGTTCTCCACCTTCATGTCGGACCCGAGCGTCGCGCCCCAGCGCATGACCACGTCCAACTCCAAGCAGGCGACCATCGTCGGCGCGGCCGACACCTACCTGTCGGATTTCGGCACCATCGATGTGGTTCCGAACCGCGTCATGGGCGCATCGGCGGCCCTGGCCCGCAACGCCTACATGATCGACCCGGAGATGGTCTCCCTCGGTGTCTTCGATGACATCAAGGAAGTCACCCCGGCGGTCACGGGCGACGCGACCAAGAAGGTGCTCATCACCGAGTATACCCTGAAGGTCGCCAACGAGGCCGGCATCTCGGTCGCCGCCGATCTCTTCGGCCTGACCTCCACCACCTGATCGGCTCCCTGAGCCCAACCCCAATAGGCGGTCCATTCGGGCCGTCTTTTTCATGGAGACGACAATGCCAAACCTCACCCGTGAAGAGCTTGCCGCCAAGAAGGCGGTGGCTGACAAGGCCCAGGCCGCCGAGGGCGGTGTCGACATGCGCGTGTCGGAGAACCCGCGCGAGCCTGTCGAGCCGCTGCGTGACGGCGGCCCCAAGCCCGTGACCCCGGCTTCTGGCGTTGTTGCCAGTGCCAAGGGCCATTCCGAGCCCGTGGACGTGGGCCAGGAGGCCGTCGACCGCTCCGAGGCGCACAACCGCGTCGAGATGCGGGAAGTAGTCTTCCTGCGCGGCTACCAGCCCGTGACCGGCGGCTTCATTAAGGAAGGCGCTACGCAGGAGGTGCCGATCGAGGATGCTCGCTTCCTTGAGGAGTCGGGCATCGCTCAGTCCAGCGACACCTACAAGGCTCGGGCCAAGTAGCCATGAGCGATGACGCCGATTGGTTCGAAGTCGGTGACAGCCCTACCGTCTGCACGGAAGTGCGGTTCCGCGACTGTGCGGACGGTAGTGTTGATCTCGAAATCCGCCAGCGCCCGCGCGACCTGCAAGCCTTCCTCGACAACATGAAGGCCGAGCGCGAGTTGATCGAAGCGCGTGGCTGGAAGGACGGGGCCGTTATCGGCCGCGTGCCGGACGCGATCTACCACTCGTCCGGCATGGCGAAAGCCCGCCTTGAGAACGACCAGGCGTGGATCAAGCGTTTCTATAACGACCCCGACCACAAGCACCTGCGTCTGAAAGAAGGGCGTCTGTAGCATGCCCTTCGACACCTACGCCGGCCTCCAAACCGCAATCACCGCTTGGGCCATGCGCACGGGCGACACGCAGTTCGAGGCGCAGACGCCGAACTTCATCGCCCTGTGCGAGAAGCGGATCAATCGCACCCTCCGCGTCGGCGCGATGGAGAAGACCGCGACCCTGACGCCGGACGGCACGGGCGCGATCACGCTGCCGGCGGACTATCTCGAATTCCGCTCCGTCCAGCCGAGCACGGCAGGCTACGAGGCGATGCAGCTCGTCGCCCCCGATTTCGAAGTGGGCATGTACGAGGGCGGTGGCGTGCCCCGGCGGTTCTCCATCGCGGGCTCCACGCTCCAGACCTATCCGGCCGCGAACGGCGTCGTGCGGGTCATCTACTTCGCCAAGATCCCCGCTCTGTCAGTCGCCAACCCGACGAATTGGCTCTTGGACGCGGCCCCCGATCTCTACCTCTACGGCTCCCTCCTTGAGGCGGCCCCTTATATGGAAGAGGACGCCCGCGCCCAGGTCTGGAAGACCTACTACGACACGGCCATGGCGGATCTGAAGGCGAACGACGTGAGCGCCCGGTACGCCACGGGTCGCGCGCGCGTGCGAGGGCCGACGCCGTGAAGCGCGCCAACGGCACGTCCGTTCCTGTCACGCCCGCCGACGCGCCCGCGTGGTTCGTCGCCTGGGCGCAAGCCAACGAAACCGTCCTGCGCGCCCTGCTTCGTGAGAACGAGGCTTTGCGGACGCGCCTTACCGCTGCGGGGATCGCATAATGGCTTCCGTCGCAACCACTCGCCTACGCCTCGACAAGCAAGCCACGGGCGACAACCCGAACGCCTGGGGCATCCGGCTCAACGCCGCGCTTGATCTCATCGACGAAAGCCAGGGCGTCAGCATCGTGCCTGTGTCGGCTGATGTCACCCTGACGAGCAACAACTACACCTCGGACCAGGCCCGCCGGGCCGTTCTGCGCTTCACCGGGGCAGGGGGCTTCACCGTCACCGTGCCGGCGGTGGAGAAGCTATACCTCATCGACAACCGCTGCGCCGCGGACGTGACTCTGAAAACGGCGAGCGGCGCGAGCGCGGTGATCCGGGCCGGGACGCGCGTGCCCGCCTATGTGGATGCGGTGGACACAACGGCGGTCGATCCGACGCTGGACAAGATCAAGCCAGCTGCGGCTGCGGTCAACCTCAACGGCCAGCGCCTCACCAATGGCGGCGCGGCGGTAGACGATACGGACTTCATCCAGAAGGTGCAGGCGACGGGGCTTGTGGCGCCGCTCGTCACCCTCGCTCAATCTTGGGCCACGCAGCTTACCGGCGAGGTCGTCATCGGCCAGGGTTATAGCGCCCGGTTCAACGCCAATCTGTCGAAGGCCTGGGCCACGCAGGCGTCCGGCGAGGTGGTTGCGGGGCAGGGGTTCAGTTCGTTTTACTATGCCGGGTTGTCGGCCGGATCGGCTTCGGCCTCGGCGACGAGCGCTGGCAATTCGGCCGGCTCTGCGACCCTGTCCATGAATTGGGCCACGTCGCTGTCGTTGGTCGACGCCATCTACTTCGGCGCGCGGAAGTACGCGATTGACGCCGCTGCGAGCGCGCAGGCCGCTGCTCAGTTCGACCCGTCCTCCTACTACGTGAAATCTATTGTCGACGCGAAGGACGCGGAGATCCGTCGCCTCGCCTCCCTTGCCATTGCCCTCGGAGGCTGACCCATGGCGATTGCCGCTCCTACCGCCGTAGCGCTCACGACGACGGTGCAGACCCTACACACCGTCCCGACCGGCTTCCGCCAGATCGCGGAGGTGGTCGTCGCCAACATCAACACTGCGAACCCCGCAACGCTCGTCCTGAACTGGACGGACGCCAGCGCGGCGAACGCCTCCGCGCTCCTGGCGCAGACCGATATCGCAGCGAAGGACGGTCTTCTGAGCCCGCGCAAGGTGCTTGAGGCCGGCGACAAGCTGACCGCGTCCGCAAGCGCCAACGGCTATCTCACCGCTTCGGTCAACGTGGTCTACGAGGAGCCCGCCTGATGTTGGGGCCTCTCAGCCAGCAGAAGAGCGCGAAGCGTCTCACGGGCGTTGTGGCCGGAGCGAAGCTGATCTCGCGGCAGTGGTTCTTGGCAGACGGCTCCACGACTGTGCCGAACGGGGCAAAGTGGATTTCGGCTCGATGTGAGGGGGCCGGTGGCGGCGGCCAAGGCGTCTTCACTAATCTTGGATCGGGCGGCGCGTTTTCCCGAGAGGATCGAGTCTGCGCGGCTGGCCAAGCCATAAGCGTTACTGTCGGACTGGGCGTGCAGGGGGCTGCGGGCGGGAATAGTAGCGTTAGCCTCGCAGGAAACACTATCTGTCTCGCCGAAGGCGGGAAGGCCAATCAAACACCAGGGCTGGCCGCCAACGGCATCGGAACAGTCAGAAGTTCCGGCGGCGCCTCTTCGTCTGGTGTTAATGGCGTTCCCGCCTCGCCTGGAACAAACGGGGGATCAGGCGGTCCCAGTCCAACTGGGTCGGCAGGCGGCGCAGCAGGTGAGCGCAATGTTGCCGACGCCCTGATCTTGGGCGGAAACGGCGCCGGCAATGCAAACAACGGCTCGTCTGGACAGGGTGGTATCGGCCAATTCCCTGGCGGCGGATCTACTGGCGTATTCGATGCAAATAGCAACGGCATTTCAACAGCTGGTGCGAACGGCGTCGTCGTCATTGAATTCTGGAGCGCCAAGCCATGAGCGACCCCCTGTTTTGCGTCGTCACGAATGGCGTCGCCAGCGATCCCGCGCCTCTCCCATTCGAAGCCACGACCTCCAAGGGCGAGCCGCGCACCGACCTTGCCGGCCAGTATGCGCAGGGCTTCCTCACGCTCGCCGACCTCGCTGACATGGGCCTGTGGAAGGCGACGCTGACGGAGGTGCCCTACAACCCCGACACGGAAGCGCCGACCGACATCACGAAGACCCTCAACACGAAGGCGAAGACCGTCGCGTGCGTGCGGGGCAAGCGGCCCCTGACGGCGGAAGAGATCGCGGCGCGTCAGCCCCCGGCCCCGGTCCCCGCCGTCCTCGGCAAAGTCGAGTTCATCACCCTCGTCCAGATGGCCGGCGGCATGACCGACAAAATGCTGATCACGGCGCAAAAAGATCCGAACTTCGAAGCGTTCTGGCTCAAGTTCCAGATGGCGAGTTCGGTCCAGCGCGACTACCCGACCACGGCCGGCGGCCTCGATGCCCTGGCGGCCGGCGGATATCTCCCGAACGGCAAGGCTGCCGTCCTCGGTGCGTGGCCGAACGCCTAAACGGAGCATCCCATGCCCGCATACAATTTTGGCATGCTCACCGCAGGCCTGCCCGATCTCGCCCAACGTCAGGTGTCCAACCCCATCATGGGCGAGGACTACTACCAGGGGCAGCAGAACGATTGGCTGAAGGCGTGGCAGCCGAAATGGGACGCCGCCACGCCGCAGTACGTCCAGACGAGCGCGGGCGGGTTCAGTTCCGATATCGGACAGATTGCACAGCAGCTTGCGAATGCGCCGGATGCCCGGAACGGGTTTCAGGGCTCGGACACCGACTGGTATAACCACGCCCTCGGCCTCGTGCAGGACGCGCAGCAGGGCGGAGAACAGGGTAACGCCTACCTCTCGCACTTCGGCGTCAGTCCTGGCACCTACACCGCCCCCACGGGCTACTACGACGACAGCGCCCGCAAGGCCCTGGAAGCCGAGCGCGACCGTCAAAACGCGCAGTTCGCCGCCGCCACGCAAGGCCGCGTCCAGAACCAGCAGGCCCAGCAGACCGCCTACAACCAGTCCAACGGCGGCGGTTTCTCCGGCGGGATCATCAACGCCTCGTATGGGACGCCCGCCACAACGGGCACAGGCGGCTCCACAGACGCATCCGGCGTTCCGATGCCCAACACTCAGCCTTGGGGTATGCCGGCCTATGGCGGCCCCACCGGGGCGCAGTCTCAGGCCGGGTTCGGTGGCTCGGGTTGGGGCGAGGCGGCACAGCCTGCCGGCTGGGGCGGCCCGTTCACCAACAAGAACCCTTGGGCGGCGTCCTGATGCTCACCAAGATCCAGTTCAAGGCCGGCATCATCAAGGACGACAGTTCCTTGGCCGCCGAGGGCGGATGGGTGGACAGCGACAAGGTGCGGTTCCGCCGGGGTCAGCCGGAGACGGTGGGCGGCTGGCAGTTGCTGAGCACGGAGACCTTCCCCGGCATCGCGCGCGGGGCGCACGACTGGACGGACCTGAACGGCAATCCCCTGGCCGCCTGGGGCACGGCCACGGGCCTCTATGCCCTCGTCGGCGGCGCCCAGGTCGATATCACCCCTTTCCTTGCGCAGGGCGTGCTCACCAACCCCTTTGCGACCACGAACGGGTCATCGACCGTCGTCGTCAATCACCCGCTCCACGGGCTCGCGACGGGCAACACCGTCACGTTCGCGAACGCCACGCCAACCGGCGGGCTAACGCTCAACGGCACCTATCCGGTCGCCGTCACAGGGCAGAACACCTACACGATCACGGCCGGATCGAACGCCACCGCGACGGTCACGAGCGGCGCCACGGGCACGGTCGACTTCACCGCCGCCCTCCCAGCCGGAAATGTCGACGGGCTCGCTATCGGCTACGGCTCCGATCCCTACGGAACCGGCCCCTACGGCGCCACCTTCGTCACGGATTTCGCGCCCCGGATCTGGTCGCTCGACAACTTCGGCGAAAACCTTCTGGCGAACCCGCGCGGGCTTGGACTGTTCGAGTGGCAGCCGTCGTTCACTGTGCTGGAGCTGGTCGCCAATGGTGGCTTCGACACCGACACGGCTTGGGCCAAGGGCACGGGCTGGACGATCTCGGGCGGGGCGGCCAACGCTGCGGCAGGGACCGCGAGCCAACTCAGCCAGAACCTCTCGGCGCTTCTGGCAGGCGGCAAGACCTACCGCATCACCTTCACCGTGACCCGCACCGCCGGCACCGTGAAGCTTCAGGCAAACGCCGGCAGCCCGTCGCCCGCCCTGATCGACATGGGTGCAGCCTCCACCCCCATCACGCAGTCCGGCACCTACTCGCGCACGTTCCGCGCGCCCGCGAACCTCGTGGACATCGCGTTCTCCAAGGACGCCGCCTTTGCCGGTTCCATCGACAACGTGTCGATCAAACTCGAAACCCGCGCCTACCGGATTGATGAGGCCCCGCGCAACATCGACTACATGTTCGTGGACCCGAACCGTTTCGTGGTCGCCCTGGCAACGCAGGAAAGCGACGGCGACTTCAACCCGCTTCTGGTGCGCTGGTGCGATCAGGAGAACAGTCGGATTTGGATCGCGGACGACAACAACTTGGCGGGCGAAATCACCCTGTCGAGCGGCGGGCGAGCCCTCTCCGGCCTCGCGTCCCGGCAACAGAACCTCCTCTGGACCGACGACGCCCTGTTCGCCATGACCTTCACGGGCGACGCCGGCTCGGTGTTCTCGTTCAAGCTCCTCGGCACAGGCTGCGGCATCATCGGACGCAACGCGGCGTCCGAGTTCAACGGAAACGTGTTCTGGCTCTCGCGCTCCGGCTTCTACATCTTTCAGGGCGCGATCCCACAGAAGATTGATTGCCCGATTGAACGGGACACCCTCGGCAACCTGCCGGACCTCCAGTCGGAGAAGGTCTATTCCGGCATCAACGGCCAGTTCTCTGAGGTATGGTGGCTCTATCCGGATGGCCGCGACGGCGCCGGCATCGAGTGCTCTCGGGCCGTCGTCTACAACTTCATTGAACAGCATTGGGTCACGCACACCTACGACCGCACATCGTGGCTGGCGGCCGGCATTTTCCCGAACCCCATCGCGTTCTCTGCCACCGGCCTCGTCTACGAGCATGAGACCGGGCAGACGGCCAACGGCAACCCGATCATGGCCTCGCTCACCTCGTCGGCCTTCGACGTGGAGGACGGCGGCAACCTGATGATCGTCAAGGAGATCGTACCCGACTTTGACGATCAGGTCGGTTCGGTCACGTTCGACCTCACCCCCAAGCTCTACCCCAACGCCGTCGATCTGCCGACGACGAGCCACGTCGCGACGCCGACGACGAACACGCTTCGGATGCGGTGTAAGGGCCGACAGATCCGGTTGCGGCTGCGGTCGGCCGAGAGCCCCTCGTTCTGGCGACTTGGGGCGCCTCGGCTCAATGCGGAAAAAGCCGGAGCGAAGAGGTGACGGCCGACGAGTGGCTGGCGGCGGAGTTCTCCCGCTGCTGGCCATGGCTGGACGACGCGCTGAACGCGTCGCCGATGCGGACGCATGACAAAGAGCACATCTGGGCCGGCATCCAGTCCGGCGAACTCGAACTCTGGCCGACGCCGAACAGTGCGTGCGTCATCCAGATCACCACGTACCCGACCGGCCTCAAGGTGCTGCACGGCCTGCTGGCCGGTGGGCGCCTGTCCGAGATCAAAACCACCGTTCTCGCCCTCGAAAACCGCGCTCGCGAACTCGGGTGCCACTACGCCGCGCCGCAGGGGCGGATCGGCTGGCTTCGCGCGCTCCCCGGCTACCGAAGGGCCTACACCGTCATGGCAAAGGAACTCACCTGATGGGCGGATTGACCACGCCAAAGGGCGGCGCGACGCAAACCACGACCCAGCAGCAGCAGGTGCCGGCCTACGTCCAGAGCGCCCAGCAGAACTTGCTGAACGCCTCGAACAGCGTCCTGTCGCCCTACATCCAGCAGCAGGCGTACACGCAGGCTGGGGTCAATCCGGACCAGATGGCCGGGTACGACCTCACCCGATCTTTAGCGCAAGGCGCGTTCACGAAGCCCGCGACCTCGACGCCGGGCGCCTACACCGCACCGACGCAGACCGCGCAGGCTCCGGGGCTTCTCGACTACCGGACACAGGGCAATGGGCAGGCGCCCGCGAGCGTCGGGCAGGCGACTGCGCAGGGCTACACGCCGTCGACCTACAGCGCATCGGGCTACACTCCAGCGACCTATCAGGCGCAGGGCTACACGCCCTCGCTCGCCTCGACCTCGACTTATGACGCGGCGCTGGCGGCGGCCCAACAGGTCGACGGCAAGCAGATCCGGGACCTGCTCAACCCCTACACCCAGGACGTAGTGGACACGACCCTCAACACCATGGGGCGGCAGTATCGGACGCAAGCGGCGAACATGGGGGCGAAGGCTGCGGCGGCCGGTGCGTTCGGCGGTTCGCGCCAGGCGATCCAGTCCGCGCAGTTGGACCGCTCTTTCGGCGAACAGGTGGCATCCACCACGGCGACGCTGATGTCCGCCGGCTACGACAAGGCGACCGCCACGGCCCTCGCCAACGCCCAGATGCGCCAGCAGACCGAGCTTGCCAATCAGTCTGCCCGTAACACCGCCGGCCAGTTCAACGCCAACGCCAACAACACCACGTCGCAGTTCAACGCGGGCGCTCAGAACACGGCGGGCCAGTTCCTCGCCGGGGCGCAGAACACGGCGGGGCAGGTCAACACCGGAGCCCAGAACGCGGCCGGGCAGTTCCTCGCAGGCGCTCAGAACACCGCAGGCCAAGCGAACCAGAACGCCCTCAACACCGCCGGCCAGTTCGGGGCGAGTGCCGGCAACACGGCCTCGCAGTACAACACCGGGCTCCAGGCAGCCCGCGACCAGTTCAACGCCACGCAGGGGGCGAGCCAGCTTCAGAACTACAACAACAACGCCCTTCAGCAGTACCAGCTTGAGTTGGGCCGTGACCAGAACCAGGCGACCAACGCCCTATCGGCCCGTCAGCAGGACATCGCCGTCGCGCAGTTGCAGGAGGCCATCAAGTCCGGCGACCAGACCCGGCAGTTGGCCGCGATCAACGCGCTACTCGGCATCGGCGATGCTCAACAAAAAATGGTTCAGGCAGGCGTCTCGACGCCGCTTCAGTACCTTCAGTTGCTCGCACAGGCGACGCCTACGAACTACGGCGGGACGACGACGAGCACGGCGCCGAACACGGCTCCGTCACCTCTGCAATCCCTAATCAGCGGCATCGGGTCGGTCGCCACTACCCCTCTCACCGGGGGCGGCACCCTATTCGGCAAGGCTGTCACAGGCTTGGGATTTTAAGCGATGGCTTTTGGCGATATCAGTGCGGACGACATCGGGTCGGCACTGCACCCGCTCTTTCTGGCACTTGGGTCGAGCCCAAGCAATGCGCCTCTTGCGAGCCTGCCACAGGCCATGCAGATCGCTGGTCAACAGCAGCGCGGGGGCATGTCGCGCTCGGCCCTGAAGGCGCTTCTGATCCAGAAGGGCTACACGCCGGAGCAGGCCGAACTTTACTCCGCGTCCGAAGCGACGGCGAAGCTTGCCATTCAGGACAAGCAGCAGAAGGAGCTGCTGGGCGATGGCGTCGGCGCAGAGCCGTCGCTGTTCGGCGGCGGAGCACCCACCGGCGCGCCTGCGATCTCTCCGTCTGCGCCTCCCGGCCCGGCAGCTGGCGTTTCCATGAATGGCGGCACGGCCGAACAGAGCTTTCTAAACACGCTCATCGGCAAGGAGAGTGGTGGTAACGCGAACGCCAAGAACCCCAGCAGCACGGCAACGGGGCTGACGCAGTTTACGGAAGGGACGTGGGGCGACATGATGCGCCTCCATCCCGAGCTTGGGCTTACCCCCGGCGGGCGGACGGACCCGGATCAGGCAAAGAAGGCGGCGCTGGCCTACGCGCAAGACAACGGCAAGCTGCTGGCCGAGAACGGCCACGAGGTGACGCCGGGCAACCTCTATCTGAGCCACTTCCTCGGCGGCCCCGGCTCGACACGCTTCCTCAACGGGCTGCGCACGAACCCGAACGCGCCGGCTGCGAGCTATGCCGACCCGGCGGCCGTGGCGGCCAACAAATCGGTGTTTTTTGGCGCCGACGGTCAGCCCAAAACGGCTGCGGATTTCTACCGCGAGCGCACCAGCAAATTTGGCTCTGCGCCTTCTGCGCCTACGCAAGTCGCCGATGCCAGCGGGCAGGTTGGCGCGCCGACGGTTTCTCCCGCGGACATGCCAGCGACGGATGCTCAGCCTGCCGGGTTCGTCATCCCTCCCGGCGCACAGGCCGCCGTGGAGAAACAGGTTGGCGCTCCCCCGACGCCGGTCAACCCGAACATCGGCCCGACGACTCAGCGCGCCCAGGCCATCGCCAACTTCAACTATTGGGGCAAGCGCCTCCGCGCTTCGGCTGCGTTCGGCGAGGCAGGAAAGGGTCTCATGGAAGAGGCCAAGATCAAAATGGGCCTCGCTCAGAAGTTCATTGAGCCCGCTGAGGCTGAGCGCTTGGCGGACGCGGCTGGGCTGTCTGGGCAGCTTCGTGCCGACGCCATCAGTGGTGCAATCCCCGGCAACGCCCCGACCGCAGAGCGCAAGGATTTCGAATACGGCCAGCGGACGCCGGGCTATGAGGACTACCAGAAGCGCATGAAGGAGGCCGGTCGGTCTCAGGTCAGCATTGACCAGCGCGCGGGCGGCAAGTTCGAAGAGGGGCTCGGCACGAAAGCGGCCGAGCGGTTCAACAGCTACATTGAGCAGGGCGACGCCGCCAAGCGCCGCCTCGGCGACGTTGGCATCCTGCGCGATGCTTCTCGCTCGCTGGGCAGCCTCGGTAAGTCGGCTGACGCCCGTGCCGCAATCGGCCCCTACGCCGAGGCGCTGGGGATTAAGATCGAAGGTCTGCCCGACATTCAGGTCTTCCAGAGCACGGCGGCCCGCCTTGCTCCGCAGCTTCGGGAGCCAGGTGCCGGCGCCACATCCGACCGCGATCTGGCCGGGTTTGAAAAGGCCATTGGCCAACTATCGGCGACGCCCGAGGCCCGCGAAAAGATCCTTGATGTGTTTGAGGCAGCCAGCCGCAATCAGGTGACAGCGGCTCAGATCGCCCGTGACGTGTCGTCGGGACGCCTGACGCGGCAAGAGGGTGAGGACAAGCTGCAGAACCTCCCCGACCCGCTGGTGGCTTTCCGTGAGTACCAGAAGGCCAACGGGCAAGCGGGAGCGCCCCAACAGGGCGTTGAACGGGCCGCTTCTGCCGCGCAGCCCGCTATGCCAACCGGCAACACGACGGAAAGGGCTGCTTTCATCAGTCAGAGCCGTGCCGCTGCGGCTGCTGCCCTCGCGAAGAAACCCAAGGCCCGCGATGCGATCCTTCAGCGGCTGAAGGATGCTGGGGTCTATACGGACGGCCTCTGAAGCCGTTGACGGCCCCGGCGGCGGGAAAGCCATCGCGTCACGCTGCCGTACATTTCAACCCAGCCAATCAGCATTCCAGTGAACAGGTAGGCGAGGGCGGTTCCCATCAGGAACGCCAAGCCAACATCGCGGCTAGTGACGTTCGGCCCACTGAGCGTCGCAGCCATGACGATGGCCACAATCGCAACCTGAAAAATGACCCATCCCGGCTGAACGAGGCGCCTCATGGCCGCACTGACCTTCGATGATCTTCTGGAGCCATCGGAGCCTTCTCGCCCTGCTTCGCGCGCCCTCACCTTCGATGATCTTATCGAAGCCCCGGCCGCTCGCCAAATGGATGGGGCCGGCGACATCGGAGGGGGCATCGTTTCGGGGCTCGCCAAGGGGGTTGTCTCAATTCCTGGGATGGTCGCTGATATCGGAGGCTTGGCCCAGACCGGTCTAGAGCATGCTCAGGCTTTCGTTCAGGGCCGCCCTTACGAGGATGTGCATGCGGAACGCGCGAAGCAATACGCGGTCTCTCCCGAAACTCTCGCTAAGGGTGGTTCGGCGGCCCTTCGTTCGTATCTCCCCGAAATCCTCCGCTACGATCCGCAAACCGCGCTGGGGAAAGGCGCTGAGACGGTCGCGTCCTTTGCCCCCGGCGCTGGCGTGCTGGGGGGGCTCAATTCTGGCCGAGCCGCCGCTGCAACAGTAGCCGCTCCCGCCGCTGGCACTTTGGCGGCGCAGGGCGCTAACAATGTCCTCGGGATCGAAGGCACGCCCGCTGCTCTTCTGGAAGGCGCAGGAGCCCTCGCAGGCGGCATCGGCGGCATGGCCGCACTTCGTCCCCGCTCGCCGTCTGCCACCCTCTCACGGGCCGCTGGTGAGCTTGAGCCTGCCGTATACGCCGAAGCTCAAACCCTCATGGACCAAGCGGCTGGCATGGGCGTCCGCCTCACCGCCGACGAAGCCATCCAGCAGGTGACGGGCAACGCTACGCGCCTGTCCGAACTCCGGCGCGTGGTGGAGAACTCCAAGGGCGGCGGCGATGTGCTTAAGCCTCTTATGGCTGAAAGGCCCGGTCAGCTTCAGCGTGCGGCTGACGGAGCAATGGATGCCATCGCGCCGTCGCCCCTCGACCCGACGCGAACCGGTATCCGCACGCAGGAAGCCTCCACGGGCGCCCTGCTTGACGCCGAGCGTCAGCGGAGCGCTGCGACCCGCCCCTACTATGAGGCAGCGGCGTCCGAACGCGTCCCGGTCAATGAGATGGAAGGGCTCCTGTCGTCCATCGACAAGATGGCCGCTGGCGACAAGACGGGGCTCGTCGCGAACAAGCTCTACGAGCTGCGCAACCTTCTGACCGAACGCCCCGGCACGCCAGCCGTGCCGGGCACGCCGGCAACTCGCACGCCCGTGACCGGGCTGGATGGCCGGGTGATCCGCTATGAGATGCAGGGCGGTGTGCCCGACGTGCCGGAGGTGCCGCGTCTTCCCCTCACCGACATCGACAACCTCGACCGGGTCCGTAAGGCGGTTCGGGACCGGATCGACGCGCCGCAGATCGGCGCTGATGCTCTGACCAAAGAGCAGGCTGGCGCCCTGTCGGGCAAGCTCGGCGAACTGCGCGAGGCAATGGTCGACGCCAGCCCCAACTTCGCGGCGGGCAAGCAACTTCACGCGCAGATCACCAAAGACATCATTGAGCCGCTTCAGCGTGGCCCCCTTGGTGGTATGGCGGCAGCGGAAACGGCTGGCGCACAGGCAAAGGCGCTTCTTCCGGCTCAGCCGCTGCCTGGGGCCGAGAAACAGGTCGCCGAGGCTGTTCGCAAGGTTGCCGCGCGCGATCCCGAAGCCGCACAAAGCCTGATCCGGGGGCATGTCCGTTCGGCTTGGGATGAGGCGACACAGAACCTTGCCTCAGGTGAGAACCAATTCGGCGGGGCCAAGTACGCATCCATCATTGCCGGCAATGGCCAGCAGGCGGTTAATCTTGAAGCCGCGGTACGCGCACTCCCGACCGGCGACCAGACTTGGGCGGGCTTCCGCCGCTTCCTTGATGTGATGGAAGCGACCGGCAAGCGGCCTCAGGTCGGCTCGGCCACTGCGTTCAATCAGGAAATCCAGCGCGAACTGAAGCAGGGCGGCGTCGTGGGCGATGCAGTCCAGGCTGCGCGGACCGGCGGTACATCCCTCATCAAGCGGTTCAACGAGTTCAAGGAGCAATTGGACATGGGCCGCAACACGACCCAGATTGCCAATCTGCTGACCCGGCCCGACGCTGCTCGTGTGCTCGGCCAACTCGCTAAACTCCCAGCCAAGAGCACCAAGGCCGACATCCTCGCTCTGCGCCTCACCTACATGGGCCGGGCCGGCGGAGCGCGCGAGGACTAATTCGGAAGAGCCCTCACCAGTCCGGTCAATTCGCGTTTCTTTTTCGTCTTGATAAGAACCAAGGTCTGAAATCCGTCTGGTATGCCGCCAGCAACAACAAGAACGGCATCTTCCTCGGTCTTGCACGACTGAAAAGCTATTTCGGCGGAAAGCGATCCGTCTCTTGTTGCTGCGTACTGGCGATTAAATGCGGCGTTCACGCAGGAGTGCCACGCCGCAGCAATGTTTCGGGCTGGGCTCTGATCGCTTGATTGAGAAAAAACTGCGGTCGTTGAACCAAAAACCACGCTCACAACCAACCCGAACCGCATCACCGTCTCCCGCAATCGCCGGCATCTAAGCACAACCCCGAGAGGCGCGCCAATGCCCGATTTCACGAACGAGCTTTTGAAGAAGCTGGAGGGCTCGGTCACGGCGCTCGGCGCTGCGACACAGGCTGCCGTCGATATGGGCGTTCCAAGCGCGCCTCAGGTCCCGTTCTTTCGGATGGGGGAGCCGGTTCGCATTCTCGTGTCGCCGACAAGCGGGAGCACGCCGTACCCGGAATCCGGCAACGTACCGATCCCGCCGAACGTCACCACCTTCCGCGTAACGAATAACAATCCGTTTGCCATTCGGCTGAAGGGCACACGCCAGGGTCAATCGTTCCAGCCCGTTACGTCCACCACGGGCTGGCTGTTTCTGCCGGGCTCAGTGGAGATCTACACCACAGTTGCCCCGATCCAGATGGCGGCCATGTCCGTGGATGGACCCTTTGCGGCATCCGACCCGAGCCAAAAGGCTGGTACGGGCTTTCTTGAGCTTCAGTACGGGACGGGGGTCTGACATGGTGGTGCGTGTCACGGGCTCTGCTTCGCGCGGGCCGGCGGGGAAGGACGGGGCGGCCGGAGCCGCCGGGGCGCCTGGCGTTAACGGCAAGGACGGCGCCTCCGGTGCAGCCGGGCCAGCCGGCACCCCCAAGCGGGTTGAACGCTACACCGCCAACACCAACGCCAGCGGCATCGCTACCTTTACGTTCCCGGCGTTCGCGGCGGCGCCCGACATTGACGTAGTGCAAACGTGGGTGGGGGACCAGATGGCCGGCGGGGGCGTCACGGCCCAGACCCTCACGGGCTGCACAGTGCTGGCGAAAATCTCGCGCGCGACGTTGCTCTTGAGCGCCGGCCCGTTTCAGACCGCAGGTGCGGGCGTCCCAGTCACGATCCGGGTGATTGGGAGCTAGCGGCCTCGCGCAGCTTCCGGTTCTCTTCCTGAAGCGCCTTGATCTCCGCGTCCGCCTCGACCCTAAACCGCTCAACCCGCTCTATAACGCGCTCTACAATTTTTTCGGCCAAGATTGCCGCCTCGGGGCTCATATCCTTGAAGGCCTCTGCCACCACAGCGGACGGAAAACTGGCCTCTAGGCGGGCCACGATCTCGGCGTTCATGGAGCGCTTGTTCGCCTCGGCCTGCGACTTGAGGCGGTCCCGTAAGCCAGGCGGCATCCTAACTTGGAACCGGTCCGCAAAATCGCTGGGGAATTGATCATCGGTCGCCATCACGACGTGATGCCAAATCGCACCCACTTTTTCCATGGGTGCGAGTTGACGCCATTGATAGCGAGGCGTATTACCATGAGTGCGACTCGCACTAATGGAGGTTAGATGTACCCCAGCGACCGGGCCGACAAGCTTCTACTGAGGCTGCCTGATGGCCTACGACCGATCATCAAAGAGCGTGCGGCAATCCATCGGCGCTCAATGAACAGCGAAGTGATCGTTCTCCTCGAAGCGGCAATCGCGATGGAGAGCAAAGCGGTGGCGGAGAATAGCTTGCAGGCAGGCTCCGCCACCGTCCCCAACAACCGGGCCTTGCAGGGCTCGGCGTCACCCACGGCGTAGGAGGCCGCAGATGCTGAAGGATAACATGGATACGGGGCTCACGCCCTTCAATTTCGAAGGCGCACCCGTCCGCGTCGTGCAAATCGAAGGTGAGCCGCACTTCATCGGCAAGGACGTGGCCGAGCGGCTTGGATACGCCGATCCGACGAACGCCATGAAGCAGCATTGCCGTGGGGTGGTGAAACGCCACCCCATCGTTGATGCCCTCGGGCGCAGCCAGCAGGCCCGCATCATCTCGGAGCCTGACGTGCTCCGCCTCATCATCAAGAGCACCCTCCCAGCCGCAGATCGCTTCGAGAGGTGGGTGTTTGAGGATGTTCTTCCGTCTATCCGCAAGACCGGGGCCTACGCCTCGCCCGGAGTGAGCTACGGCGGGTTAGCGCCCGAGACGTTAGAAATGGTGCGTCGGACGGACGGCATCAGTCGCATGCTGTCCCACAAGGTCACGGAGATTGAAAAGACCCTTCCGACCATCGTCGCGGCGCTCTCGCTGATCGCGGCGCAGCTTACGCCCAACGCTGGCCTCATCGCACGGCGTGGACGAACGGCAGGTGAGATCTGGAAGGAGGGCGGGTTCCCCAAACTCAAGGTCACGTCGTGGTTCTCGAACCGTCTCGTTCAGATGGGGTGCCAGATCGAGGGCGGCGTTTGTGGTGAGCTAGGCGGCCGGACGGCGAAACTGTTTGACCCAGACAGGTCGCGCACGTGGCTCGACAACGGTGGTCGAGCGCTGGTGGCGGAATATCTCGCGAGACGGCAAGGCCAGAAAGTTTTCCGGCTTGTGCCCAAGACCGAGCCGCAGAGCCTGACGCCCACCCATTAATTGACGCTCGGCTGTTCGCCGATAGGGTCAAGAGGCTCACAAAACAGAGCGGGCCGGAACGGGAGTGCAGTCCCGAGCCGGCCCTTAACCTTCAAGATCGAAAGGACCGATCCCGATGGCTTCCGCCAGCGATAACACACCCGCGCCCTCTCGTCGCCAGTTCTTCAGTTCTGCCGCCGGTGCCGGCCTTGCCGCAGCCGGGCCGCCAATCTTCACCGTGGCCGGCACGACCGCCATGGTCGAGGCGTGTAACTACGCGATCAATCATACGGCTTGGATGGACCAGCGCGTCAGCATTGAGAGATGGTCTGACGCGCGGTTCGCACTGGAGGCGGGCAAGGCCGAAGCCGTATTCATCCGAGCCATCAACGAGCCCTCGAAGGGGCTGCCCGATCTTCTCGCGAAGGCCCGGCTCAGCCTCAGTGACAGGGATAGGTTCTGTTCGGATACGGACGAACTCGACAACGGCGAACGATTGTCGCTGGTTGTTGTGAGGGAGGTGGTTGCCCTTCTCGGCGGCATGTCCTGAATTTTAGGAGAGGGGTCTAGCGAACCTTAACTGCCGCGCGCATCTTGGTTGTAGTTCTTCGGAGAGACGACGATGCGCGCGGTGGTTTTGGGGCTGGTTGGCGTGCTGGTGGCGGGAGCGGTCTCAGCAGGCGAGTGCCGGCCGGACCGGGCCAGCCTTCACAGTGGCGCGAAGACCTTCAAGGTGGCCGCTGCGTCCAGCTTCGTTGATGACAAATCTGAGCGCGTGGTTTTACGGGGCGCCGTCCGTGCCGCCCCCCATGTCATTGACCTTCAATCTACCCAAGGAAATTCAGCCTTCCTGACCTCCTACCGGGGCCGTCGCCCCGACACGGGGGGCATGCCGGTGCGCTGGAGCCAAGCGCCGATCCGCCAGCTTTCGAGCGGTGGCACCATTGAAGTTGAAAGCGGCCCGCTCAAGGGCGAGTGGCGGGTTTCCTGCCGATCATGAAAGACTGAGGGTTAGGTACACATGGCGGATCTGACCCTCACCCCAAAGGACTACAACTACCTCCTCGCGATGATCAATCACGAGGCAGGCAACACAATCGCCAATTCGCTGAAGAAGGGCGACACCAACGACGCGCTCGGTCAAATCGCTGGCCTTGCCGAAACGTGGATGAACCGTGCTGCGGCCAAGGGCACCAGCATGGAGGGGGTGATGTACCACCCTCAGCTCTCGCACTTTCCCACTCAGAGCGCGCCCGACTACAGCCTGATCCAGTCGAAGGCTAACAGCCTTGACCCGCGCATCAAGGAGATGTTTGACGGGTATCTTTACAATCGGTCGCAGGGCGAGGATGGCCTGCTGGGCAAGGTCAACCAGTACCTCAATCGCGATGTGACGGACGCGCTCTACAGCCAGAAATATCGCGACTGGTATGACAAGAGCGACCTCGTCGGCGCCTACGGCGACAAGCGAAATGGTGGCACATCGAGCCTCCAGCAGGAGTTCCTCCATAATTCCCAGATGGCGATCCCGGACTACACCCTGAAGGTGTCGCCGGAGATCCGACTGAGCCCGTCAGAGGCTGCCGTCGACAACTTCGCGGCGTTCAAGAACGGCTATCAGCCCCCGCCGCGTGCGGTTGCCAACGCGCCACTGCCGCCGCCCCGGCCCGAAGAGTTTCGCGGTGACGGCTTCGTTGGGCCAGTCAATGAGTTCTCGGACGCGATCACCGCTGGCCTTGAGGGCGCTGGCAACGCCGCGCTCGGGGGGCTGAACGCTATTGGCGATACGATTAGCGGCTTGTTTTCGCCGTCCCCGCAGAACACGGGGCCGGCTCCAGGCCCCTATGATTTCGCCCAATACGGCTCCCCTGGCGGCATCAGCGATCCCAATTTCGGCGCCGGCATCACGCCCCAGGCGCCAGCCGGCCCGGCGCCCGGCCCCTATGATTTTACTGGCGGTTTGGCCGCTGGTGGCAATACGCCAGACGGCTCGTTTGGCGCCGGCATCACGCCCACCTCACCAACCCCCGCACCCGGACCTTACGATTTCGCGGGCGGCCTCGCGGCGGGTGCCAACGTCCCCAACGGCAACTTCGGCGCTGGCATCACGCAGCCCGGATCGCAGGCCGCCGGCACCATCGCCCCCAACGAAGCTCCGACACTTCCTCCGCAACAGGCGGCGGCCGTCCCGTTCAATGGCTTCGATGCCAAGGCTTACCTCGCAGCCAATCAGGACGTGGCGAACAGCGCCACCTACGGCAACAATCCGCTCCAGCACTATCTGGACTACGGCTACGCCGAGGGGCGCACGCTCGACCCCGAAGGGCATCAGATCGCCAAGGGGATCGATCTCAACCAATACCTCGCGCAGAACGTGGACGTGGCCCAGGCAGGGCAGAACCCGCTGGAACACTATTTGCGCTACGGGGCCTCTGAGGGGCGCACGCTGGCGCCGGGCTCGACAGGGCTCACCATCGGCGCACCGAGCGCCATCGGCGGCCTAGCGCCCTCCAGCTTCACGTCGACGCTCGGCCCCACACCCGGCCAGTCCGTCACGGCGTCGCCCGGCATCGGCAATTACGATTTCAGCAGTGCCTATCTCCAAGCAAACCCTGATGTCGCCCAGGCTGGAATGAACCCTTGGGAGCATTTCGTCCGCTACGGCGCCAAGGAGGGCAGGGCGCTCGATACGGCCGGCGATAAGTTCGATGCTAGCCGCTACCTCTCGCAGAACGCCGACGTGCTTCAAGCCGGGCTCGACCCGCTCATGCACTATGTCCAGTACGGTGCCGCTGAGGGCCGCGCGGCGCCGATCATCGGAGCGGATGGTACGGCGCGCAACATCGCGAGCCTCGGCTTCACGCCGACGATCTCGGCCGGGCTGACGCCGTTCCTTCAGCCGCAGGGTACGGCGCCAACCATCGGTGCGCCCGGTCTCTCGCCGCTCGTGGGGCCTGAGACGGCACCCACGCTCGGCGCACCGCAATCCGCGCCGACCATCGGGCCGGACTTCGCTTCACTCAACGGGCCGGGCGCTGCCGTTCAGGCCACCTCGCCCGGTGTCGTGTCGCCTTATGGCTTCGGGCAGAACGTCAGCCAGGGTGTGGCCCCCGGCAACTTTGGCACCGGCATCACGCCCCATCAAACCGTCATGCCGTACGGCTTCAGCGGCGGGAATTTCGGCGCAGGGCTAGGAGCCATGCCACAGACCCTCGGCAGCCCTTACGGCGTCAGTTCGGCGGTGTCGAACATGGGCATGGATCTCCCTGGCGCCACGGGTATCAGCGACTACGGCTTTGGCGGCGATGTCTCCGGCTACGACGTGAACCAGGGCAGCGGCGCTCCGGCTCCGCAGGAGGCAGCGGCCCCGTCAGGCTTTGGCGATGGTGCCGCCGTGGCCGCCCGTGGCTCTCAACTCGCTCAGGAAGCCTTCTTCAAGTCCGAGCGGGAGAAGCAGGCCCTAATGACGGCCAACACCAACCTGTTCGGCCAGCAGATCACAAACGTCGCCCCCGGCAATCAGACCGTTTACGACTACGCCACCGGCAAGGCGACGGGCGGACAGGCGCCGCAGATCCAGCCCTTCTCGCAGACACCCGTGAATATGAGCGCGGTGTTCGCGCCCCTGCCTACGGCGGTGTTTATGCCGAGGTTCACGTTCTGAGGAAGTAGGCAGCGGGGAGTCGAACCCCGTGCTTCCGGCCGGACTCGAACCGACTTGGGCCTCCGATGAGCGCCCGCAACGCCTGTCTGCCCCACGACCCGCCCACTACACCACGCTGCGGCTCGGGTCGCAAGGTGATGGCTACGTCACCCTCCAAGGCGGCAAGCCGAAGCTGATCGCGGCACAGGCAAGCCCGATGTAGTGCGGGGCGCCATTGGCCTTCCAAGAGCGAATTTGGTTTTCGCCGCACCCGAGTTGCCGGGCACACTCGTTGCCCGACCATCCTCGGGTCGCCTTCATGTGGGCGACCCAAGCGGCGAAGTCGGTGGCGTCCATCGTTTCAAGCTTCGCACGGGGTGAGATTGTCGGCGATCCAAACTGCGGTGCAGCCCACGGTACGGCCATATACGATTTGCTCAGCCAGGACACCATTGCGGAAGTGGGTCACGTAGTAGATGCCCGGCTTGTAGCGGCCGATTGAGGCGCCATGCTTGAGAGCGAAGGCAATGGCTGTCTTGGCGGTCATCGGGGCGGTTCCTCTTTGCTGATGACCCCTTGTGCCACGGATCAGTGGCGTTTGCAACTGCAAAATACGCCGATCAGTGGTAAATACCGAGCTTAGAGCCACTTTTTCGTGGCGCCCGCGCGCCCATCCCCACCGCGCTTCCCAGCCTGACAATCCCCGGAGAGAGATCCATGGCCGTGACCCTGACGGCGGCGCAGCTTCGCGCCGTCGCGAACACGCGTGCGCCGTTGGCCGACAAGATCGCGGACAGCTTCAACAAGCTGGCGCCTGCCTTCGCTCTGACGACACCCCTGCGGATCGCCCACTTCCTTGCGCAGGTGTCGCACGAGTCGGGCGGCTTCCAGTTCGTCAAGGAGCTATGGGGGCCGACCCCGGCGCAGAAGCGGTATGAGGGCAGGGCGGACCTCGGCAACACGCAGCCGGGCGACGGCAGCAAGTTCCGGGGCCACGGGCTGATCCAGGTCACGGGTCGGGCGAACCATGCCGAGTTCACGGCCTGGATCAAGCGGCGCTACCCCGAAGCGCCCGACTTCGTGGCCGAGCCCGAGGCCCTGGCTGAGTTCCCGTGGGCGCTGATGAGCGCGTTCTGGTTCTGGGACACGCGTGGGCTCAACGCGCTCGCCGACAAGGACGACGTGGTCGCCGTGACGAGGAAGGTCAACGGCGGCACCAACGGGCTGGCGGAGAGAAAGGCTGCGCTGAAACGGGCCAAGGCAGCCCTTGGCGAGGCGCTGGCTCCCATCGATCGCCCTGAAGGCCCGCAAGCCCGCCACGGCCCGTCCTGCGCCATCCGAGCCCCGTCCGACGACGAGGCGCAGCCCGAGTTCGCGATCCGAGGCGCGCAGGAACGCCTCATCGCTCTGGGCTACCACGACGTGGGGCTTGTGGACGGCAAGAAGGGCAAGAAGTTCGCGAGCGCCGTCCGCCAGCTTCAGGAACGCGCCGTGGCCTTAGGCGACCGCGTGGCGGTGGATGGGCTCTACGGCCCGGAGACCCGCGCCCTGCTCGATGAGAAGCACGGCGACCGCTATCGCAACGTGGTCTCCGACGAACGCAAGAGCATCACGGCGGCCGACCTCGCCCGAACCGGCACGCCCGGCGTCGTCACCGGCCGGCGCATCCAATGGGCCTCGCTCCTGGGCGCGCTCACGTCCCTTGTCGGCGCGGCCTACAGCGCGTGGCAGGCCCCGGCAGAGCTTCCGGTCGGGTCATCCATCGCCCTGGCTTTCCTGCCGCCGTGGGTGGCGGCCGTCGCGCCGTTCCTCTTCACCTTCCTGCCGCTGGCCTACACGACGCTCGCCGGCAGCGGGCTCGTCTCGACCTCCGTGGAGAGGGTTCGCGAGGGCATCGACAATTCGGGGGCTCCGCCGGCCAACCCCGGTCCCGGCGGGCTGTTCGGGTCGCTGTTCGGGGGTGCGCGCTGATGCTCGTCGAACTCGCCCCGGTCGGCTGGGCCTTCGCGGCGCTCGCGTTCGCTGTGATCCTCATCGCCGCCATCGTCGCGTCGTGGCGCTAACCGATGCTCGTCACAGACGCGCACGCGCAAACAGCCGAGGCGACGCAGGCCGCCGCCAAGGCCGCCGAAGTCTACCTGAACCAGGGCGTCCTTGGCGCGACATGTGTGTTCCTCATCGTCTTGCTGGTCGCTGCGCTGTTCGTGATCCGAAGCCTTTACAACGAGGGTTTGGCGTCGAGCGCCCGCGAGCGCGGCATCATTGAAAAACTCATCACCGCCGTCGAGGGAGCCCGTGATGAGTCGGCCGCCGTTCGTGAGGCCATGCGCGGCATTCGGGAGATCCTAGAGACCCGAGGCCAGGCCATCGGCGATCTATCTCACCAGATCGACCGGACGACTACGGAAACCCGACACACGCTCGGCAATATGGCGAGCATCCTCGACTCCGTGTCGCGGTGGCTGCACCAGGGCAGGGGCCAGAACGGGGGCGGCGCATGAAATGGCTGTCGCGCCTCGCCGATCTCGTCACTTGTCGGCACGGCAACGACGAAACGTCCGCGCGGCTTATCGCGGCGCTCGAAGAGAGTAAGGCCGCTTCAGAGAGCACGGCCCGCGAGGGTGTCCGCGTCGCCAAGACGGCCGATGACGGGCGTCGGTACATCGAGGGCATCCGCACCGAGATCAAGGAGCGGACGCAGCGGCAAGAAACCATCGCCCGCGACAAGCGCATTCGCACCAACGATATCCGCGAGCTTGTCGACACGATGCTGAACCACCCAGAGATCCATGACGAGGGCGAGGGATCGTGTTGATTTACGACGATGCGCGACCGGAGACGATCCGAAGCACGATCTACCTGTCCACCCTGGTTCTGGTCATTGGGTACGTGATCCTGAATGTCTTGCTGCCCAACAGCGACGTGAACATCGTCGTGGGCGTGTTGCAGGCCGTCATGGCATCAATGGTCCTGTGCTACTACATCGGTGCCTCAATCCGTGCGGTGGTGACAGGGTCCTCGGCCAATACCGACTTCCTGATCGTCGGCATCGTCCTCTCGTGGATCTCGACTGACGGGCAGGCGATCTTGGCGCTGCTGGCCCGACTGTCCGGCTTTCCTCCGGCCCTGATGAACTCCGAACTGTTCGCGCCGCTGAAGCTCCTGTCCGTGATCGCCGCCGTGCTCCACGTGGTTCCGAAGGGCGCAGCGAACGGCGTCGTGCCTCAGGGCAACAAGGCGGCGGTGGCGGGGTTCTTTATGCTCGCGATGATCCTAGCGACGGCGCTGGTCGTGACCAAGCCCGATCCGACGTTCCTGATCGACCGGGCGCCGGCCTGGATGCGGGATTTTTGGGAGACGGGGGCGTTGCAGACCACCGGGGACCCACCGGCATGAGGTGTCCAGACGCCCAAGACCTCACCGGGATCTATGTGCTCCTGGCGTTGATGGTGGGGATGGTGTTGGGAAACCTGACTAAATGAAGCCCCGCCGGCATTCGCCGCGCGGGGCTTTTTGCGTTTCAGAGACCGTTTTCGGCGTCGGCATCGCTCAGGTCAATTTCCAGCATTCGGTCATAGCGCGGGTGGACTCGATCTAGCTTGCGCTTGAAGTCGTCGTACTTGTCGCTCAGCTTCATCACGGTGACGACCGAGGCCAGATGCTCGCGGAGCTTCGGGTGTCCGAGATCGGGGGTAAGGCGGCGGTGGAGCTGGGTCTTGGCCTTGCCGGTCGCGGTCTTCGGCGTGGACCGCTTCAGCTCCTCCAAGACGCCGGGGGCGAGGCGCCGGTAGATGATGTCGTTCGTCAGGTGCCCAAAATATTGAGGGCGTTTCACCGTGTCTCCAGGGTAGTTCAGGCCCCGTAGGCGAAAAATGTTGTCGTAGTACTCGTCCGGGAAAGTGTGCGCCCACGGCTGCAATTCCTTGGCGATGAACTGTTCAAGGATCTTGCCTAGGGCGTCGCGGCTACGGACGGTCTGGTAGCCGGTGGCCTCATCCACCATTCCGACGATGCCGACCCGCGCAAGGCCGCGCATGATCAGCTCGCACTGGTGAGCGATCTGCGCCTGTTGCGGCTGAAGTGCCTTTGCTGCACGCGCTGCCAGGACCGACTCACAGAGCATCACCAGCGTTTCGGCTTCATAGCCGTACGCCAGTTTTCCGCTCGGCGTGATGAAGTGGATCGGGTTTCGGACTCTATCAGCTAAGTCATTGTCAATAAACGGACTTATGAGCTTTCCGCTGGCAAAAAGCTCAAGCCGACTCATACCGGCTTTCATGCTCCCGCCCTGCGCTATGTTGAGGGCGGATTGGAAGCCGCCAGCGGACAGAACGCGGCGCTCGTCGCTCAGCACGTAGCAAGGCAGCTGAAGGCTTCCGATGACGACGGGGCGGTCGTCACTACCGAACTCGGCGGTCGGAAGGTTCGCCCGATCCGGATCGGCCTTCGCCCATCGTGCTGCGGCACCGGCAGACGCAACTGCCTTCCGGGCCTCGGGGCTCATTGTGGTCAGTCGAGCTTTGCCAGCGGTACTCTGCTGGTCCGTGGGGGTCCTACGCTTAGTTGGCATGACGGCTCCTCTGCTATCGTCTGATAGCATGATGAATGCTAACGACCGTTAGCACAAGCCGCCCCTTGTTCGAAATAATTCAGCCCGGCCGTCACTCCGACGCGCCGGGCTCATTACGTTCAAGCCCCCGCCGTTCCATCAAAAGCCCGCCCCGTGAAATCGGGCCGCGTCTCGATATCCTTCGGGCCGGCCCCGCACGCCGAGCACCGCAACCGCAAGGCGATGTCCGGCACGAGCGCATCATCCGAGAGCCCGTCGAACGGCAAGGTCGCTTCGTGTCCGCACTTGCACAGGACCATGACGCCGCGCGCCCCGTTCTGCCGGGAGTTGGCGACGGTGGCGGGGACGATCTCCCGCCCCTCGGCATCGTAGGCCCGGCGGGGATTGCGCTTGTGGCGTGGGACCGGCTCGCCCTGGCCGGGCGTCCAGATCGTGACGGGGCCGCGCCCGCTCACTGCACCCGCTCCGCACCCGCCATACCCAGCGCGAACGCCCTGGCGACGATCTCGCCCTCGGATACCGGCGCACCGTCGACCTCGTACCCCCGACTGGTGATCGTCAGCGGCACGCCTCGGGCCAGGAGGAAGTCGACGGCTTCGGCTAGGAGGGCCTGGGCTGGGGTCATGGGGCGCACCTTAGTCGTCAACGACGACGATTGGCACATCACGCCACTCGATCCCGCCATCCTCGGCCGAACGCCAATGGAAGGCCTGTTGCAGGCGGGGCGACCTAGTCGTCGTTCGATCTGGCGTCGCTAAGCGAAGCTCCATCGTCGCCGTATAGGTGCGCGTTTCACGGTCGATCCGGGCAATCATCTCCTTGCTCACTGTCATGACGAGCGGCGTTTTGCTCACAGTCTCTCTCCTTCGCTCAGGCTACGGGATCGGGGGTGGCGGGGACGGACTCAGCCGCCTTCCCATCCGCTCTATACCGCTCAAGCAAAGCCTCAACCCGTTCCTCGCTGAACTCGACGCCGGCCCACTGTTCAATGACGTGGATGACCTCGTGCATCATGCTCTCGGCCAGGAAGTACGGAAGATCTTCGCGGGCCATATCGCCCGTGTGGATGCTGGCGAGCATGGAGCCGAGGTTGACGACGCAGAACGCTCGGCTGCCGGGCGCGGGCGTCGTAGCACCGGGGGCGAAGGCCGCGAAGCCGGGCATCCAATCGTGCTGATGGAACTCGACGGTTGGTAGATCGCTCACGACTCTCTCCCCTCTTCAGGCGCAGCGAGGGCGGCGTCGCCACGAAGCGCAGAGCCGAGGAAGGCCAGCTTCATGGCGGCCGCCATGTGGCAGTGATCGTACTCGCCTCGGCGCACTGCCGCCTTCAGGTCTGAGATGTCGCCGAAGGCTTTTCGGCGCGGCTGATGCTGGCGCATCGCTTCTTCAATTCGCTTCAGCATCTCGGGAACCCGCTCCACCATCTCCGGGGTCTCAGGCATTGGGGGTCTCCGTAGGCGAGAGGGCGGCGCGACCGGCGGGGGTAGCGACAAGCACCTCTTTCCGGTTCGCGTAGTCCCACACGACGAGCTTCTGCTTGAAGAGCCAGTTGCAGATCGCGCTGTGCGCGCGATCCCCCCAATACCAGTCCAGACCATCCGCCGTCGCGGCCATCTCAAGCGCGGCCCGGCGCTTCTCCGTCAGCTTCACCGTCTCATCCATATCCCTGCCTCCATGCCATCCGCGCGGCGGCGTGTTTTAAGATCGGGTCAGCCGAAGCGACTGACGACCTTCGCCATCTGCTTGTTCACGCCAGTGCCTTCGAACGACTTGGCGAACCAGTCGGCGTGCTCGCGCGGCACTTCGACCATCAGGGTCACGACCGACTGCGATTTGAGCCATTTTTTGGCGTGCTTGACCGCGTCGACGTATTCCATTTGACTGGCAGCCACGCTTTGATCCGGGATGATCGTCCCGCCGACGAGAATGACCGTGTCGCCGTCAGCATAGGCAGCCGGGTCGCTGTCGCGTTCCTCATCTACCAGCTCGCCGTTCCGGATCACTTGGGTGTCTTCCCACATGGCGTCAGGCCCCCAATCGGAAGCGAGCCACGCCTTGAACTGAGCGCCGGTCATCTTCACGGGCATCGCGTCTCTCCTTCGTCTTTCGCCGTCCTCCGCAGGGGCGGCAGGATCAGGGGGCGTTCAGTCATGGGAGGGGTCCTGGCCTGGGATCACCCACTGCTGAACCGGGAACGGTACCGAGCAAATCGCTTCGATCCAGACTGCGAGGGCGTCCGTCTTGAAGTAGCCGATATGCCCCGGATCGATGCCCGTGCCGGGGCAGGACATCAGCCGCTTCAACAGGCCCGCCCGGACAAGATCCTCGGCGTGTCCGTGCCGCGTCTCGTTGGTCGTCACCATCTCGTACTGCCCGGTCCGGCAGTGGTAGTGCATCGCGATTTCGATGTGCAGCGGCGTGACCATCCCCCTTACTCCCTTTCCTCTGTCGAGCGAGCGACGTCGGGTGGCAGCCTATGGCTGGCGTCGCTCATCAGATGCCCGGATCGCCTTTCGACCCACTCGAACCAAACCCGCTGTTGGCTGTCCCATGTCGGCTCCACGGTGATGGGAAACCATGCGA